GGATCAGGGCGACGGGCGGCAAAGCCACTGCGGATGCTGCGGAGGGGATGCAGGCACTGATCGATCGGACGGAATACATTTCCTCCGCGATGATTGCTTACCGGACTGCGATCACGCATCAGGTGGACGGCGGGTTCGGCTATTTATTTCTGGAAACAGCATTCGTAAACGACAGGTCGTTCGATCAGGATATCTACATCAAGGCGGCGCCTGACCCTCGGGCGGTCTATCTTGACCCGGATGTGAAAGAGCCTGACGGCAGTGATGCTCAGTTCGGGTTCATCTTCGACAAGGTTCCGCGCGATCGGTTCAATCGCGAGCATCCCAAGTTCAAGGACAAGGTAGGGACTTCGACGCTTGGCGAAGACGCGCTCTGGATCACGGACAAGCATATTCTCGTCGTCATGTACTACGAGCGCACTGCCAAGAACGACGAGCTGATTACCTACAATATGCCGGACGGTTCGACTTTCACCGGCCACCGCTCGCAAATGGAGATCGATTCCGGCAAGGAATTGGTCGATCAGGTCATAGAGCAGATCGAGTCCGGGGTATTGGACGGGCAATACCGCGATGTCATCACCCAGGATGTGAACTGGTATTTGATCGGCGGCGATTGCATCCTGAAGCGAGGAGACACGCCGAAAACGCGCTGGATCGGTCAATATATCCCGATCATTCCCTGTTATGGGATCAAGACCGTCATCGAAGGCAAGATGGATTGCAAGGGTCACACCCGCGCGCAGATCTCTGCCCAGCAGATGTTAAATTACAACGCGAGCGGACAAGTTCAGTTCGGCGCGCTGCAAAGCAGGACGCCTTACATCGGTTCAATCCGAGCGTTCGAGACGAACGAAAAAGAATGGGCTACCGCGAACATCGAGGACTATGCCTATCTCGCTTATGACGATTGGGTTCAGGAAGAAGGCGAGGACGGACGCTCCGTAGCTGCACCGACCCGCCAAGAACCACCCCAGAGCGCTCCCGTCTACATGCAGGGCATGCAGGACGCCGAGAAGTGGGCGATGATGGTCACGGGTCAGTACCAGTCCCAGATGGGGCAGGAAGACATTCAGGCCGCAGCGTCAGGCAAGGCCATCAATGCGCGTCAGCGACAAGGAAACATCGCGACCTATCATTTCACCGAGCATCAGTATGACATGTACCGGTATCTCGGAAAGCAACTGATCGGGATCTATCCGAAGCTCTATGACACCAAGCGCATCCTTCACGTCGAAGGCGAGGATCTGAGCAAGAAGGTCATCACGATCGATCCGGAGGCGATTGAAGCCATTCAGCGCATCAAGAAAGAAACCGAAACCGCTGAAGAGATCATCTTCAACCCGATGGTTGGCGAGTACGAGGTCTTGAGCGACCCGGGCCCGAACTATGCGACCCAGCGCCAGCAGGCTTGGGACGCCATGACGCAGATCATCGCCCAGAACAAAGAACTGACCGCGATCATGGGTGATCTGGCGATCAGCAAGGGCGACTTCGCAGGCGCGCAGGAAATTGCCGAGCGTGTCAAGAAGTGGATCAAGCATTCATCGCCGTGGTTATTCGATGATGGTCAGGACCCGAACCTCGCCTCGTTGCAGGTGCAGATCGCGGAAGGCCAGAAGCTCAATTCGGAGCTGATGATTAAGCTTGCCGACGAAAAATTGAAGGTTCGAGGCTACAGCGAAAAGCGGGATATCGATGCTTACGGCAAAGAAACCGACCGGATGAAAGTCTGGATCGAGGCGGCTGTTGAGCAAGTCCTGACCCGCCAGCAAGCAGATCATGAACTGCATAAGCAGGCCAATCAGCACGTCTTCGATATCGTCGAACGGGCAAATGAGAGGGCGATTGAGATGGAAAACTCGCAGCCAGAGGATATCCCCTCATGATCGTGGATGGCGAAAACCTGACGAACAGCGAAGTTCGGAAGCTGGTCAAATTCTTCAATCATGAATGCAAGGAAATGGCTGGCGAGTTCTTCGAGAAGTGCCGCAAGGGACTTCTTGGAGACGCCGGCCGATCGGAGAAGTTTCGCGCATTCTGGTCCGAGATTGGCTTTCGCTGCGGCAAAGACCCGCAGCTTTGCTACGTCGAGACGCATTATCAGAACTTCGCCGAGGATGTCCGCCGCGAATTGGCAGGCTTGCTAGGCCGCCCCGATGTGCGTGAGGCCGATAAAGAGCAAATCCACAAGGCTCTCGTCGTGCAGGAAATTCTTGGGCTCGAATCTCAGCTAACGCCGGTCCAGCTTCACAAGGACAGCCAGCAGTTTGCTGGCGACGGATATGAGGTCAAGCAGATCGCGACCACTTACGGCAATCAACCGGAGCCCTCGATGATTGACAGGCTCCTAAGCTCAACCGCAACGAGGCACTGAGGCATCCATGAATATTCAGCGTCATCTTTCCCTTTCGACCGCCTGCCGTTCTCCAGACGAACCTGCCGCACCTGAGCCGGACGCAATTGAGCCGGTTGCCGAGGCCGTAGCAGAGCCGATTGCAGAAATTCAGCCAGAGCCAGAGCTGCAACCGGAGCCTGTTGTCACACACGAAGACTCCGCGCCGAAAAAGACGCCATGGTTCCAGCGCGTCATCGCGGAAGTGCGTGAAGAAAAGAGCCAAGAGCGCACCTTGCGAGAGGCAGCCGAACGCCGGGCGTCCGACTTGCAGGCCATCCTTGAACGGATGCAGGGCGGCGAGAAGGCGCCTGAAGCAAAGCCCGCAGCAGTAGCACCCGCGCAGAACTTCGATGCTGCGGTGAAGGCGGAAGCCGCCAAGCAGCGTCTCTATGACGATACGGTTGCAGTGAGGAGCGCGGGCGAACATGCGTTCAAGGATTTCGGTGAAACCCTGCAAATCCTCAATGCAGTCGGAGCGACGAACGATGAGTTCGTTTCAGATCTTCTGGCGGTCGATAAGGCAGGCGCGCATAAGATCCTCGATAAACTGGCCAAGGATCCTGAAAAGGCGGCATCCCTGGTTGGCATGGATTCCCGCCGCCGAATTGCGGAGCTTACACGAATGGCCGATGCGCCAAATGTTGACGTAAAACCGGCTGCGGAAGCCGCCAAGCCTGCTGCGATCAGCAGGGCACCAACTCCAAAACCGGCCATTGCTCCGCTTGCTGCGGGCCCTGAAGTCGATCCGACCACTCCTGACGGCAACGAGAAAATGGACGATAAGGCGTGGGAGGCTTGGTACAAATCAAAGTACCTGAAGCGAGCTTAATCCAAGACGTTTCTACAATCACCGCCGACTAAGTGAGTCGGAACGCGGACTTGGCACACCAAGTCTATTTCGATCCGGTGCGAATATTAGCAAAATGCTCGCAGTATCGCAGGCTGCGTTAATCCTTGCGTTGTGGTGCCACAGGCCACTTCCCTGTGCTGAATCCGGCAACGGATTTTCCCGTTAACTCACCTTCTTCTCGTGTCGGGAACGCGAAGAGAAACCGCGACTTCGGTCGCTCCCCAACATTCGTGCGCCCTTAGAGGTGGCGCTATAATCAGGAGCCACATCCCATGGCTGGCAATAATCTTCTGACTCCGAGCATGATTACTCGGTACTCCGTTCCCCTGTTTCTCAACTCCAACATGTTTCTTATGTCGGTCAATCGTGACTATGATGACCGGTTCGGTAACGAGGGCGCCAAGATCGGCGCGCAGCTTCGCGTTCGCATCCCCAACGATTATTCCGTGACCGATGGTCCGGGCCTTTCGTTGCAGGACACCATCGAACAGCAGGTTGTGTTGACGGTCGCAACCCAGCGCCACGTCGATATCGCCTTCACCACGGCAGAACGTACCCTTTCGATCGAGGACTATTCGGAACGGTTCATCATGCCCCGCATGAACAAGCTGGCGGGCAATATCGCCCAGACGCTTATGTTCTCCTCGCAGGGTGCGGTCCCGAATGCTTCGGCCAACGTTGACGGAAGCAACAACATCCTGCCCATCAGTCAGGCCTCGGTTCTGAATGCCGGCGCTTTGCTGGACGATAACTCGGCTCCCGATATGGGTACGATGGACGCGCGCAAGCTCGCCAACGATCCTCATACTGATGCCAAGTTGGTCAGCACGCTTGCCGGTCAGTTCAATCCTGCGACCACGATCTCGGCGCAGTTCAAAACCGGCACGATGAAGAATGCTCTCGGCTTCGACATGTTCCGGGACCAAACCGTCATCAAGCACACGACCGGGACGGC